GTCCTTAGCACATTAGGTGAAATACCCTTCAGTGCTCTGGATTCTTCTCTCTCTCTCCTCCCGGGTGCTAATAAGCATTCGGCGGTGACGATGGCTGTAATTCTTATTGCCCTTCGTTACCTAGCTGAGAGACTTAACCCACTTATTGAGTGGATGTCTCGACGCCGTGCTATGGCGATTTTCCATGTCGTTCAGCACAGCTCAGCTTAGTCATCTCTTACGAGATGGCAAGTTGAGTGCTCCTATCCTACATAGGCTTGGACTGGGATACATACGGCGGTGAAATATTCCGACCGGTGGCCCTACCATGACCTAGATTCTGGAGCACCCGCACCGTCAGTTTTCTACTGGCGGTGCGGCCATATTACATGTAACTATCCTGGAGAGAGATGCCATACGTTTCAGAAAATCGAACGGATGACAAGCTTCGTGTGCTTCACAGCTACACAAGCCTAGGCACGAGACGGGACTTTGGTCCTGTACCGTGGGGATCTCGTTTCAGATCACAGTATGGTTGGCGTTCTGAAGGCGAAGCAAAGGCGGCAAATGATGCCCTCACTGCGCTTCGTGGCGCTAACCGATCTGATTATCCAGCTCTATTGGACGCTATTGATCGAATTAATCGGTCAATGTCCTCCCCTATCGTTAGGGGTGAAACCGACACTATCGTTCATGATAGGCGGTATGTGGACAGCACTTACGAGGGAGCCACTGGCCGGTGGGGCTTAAACGCCAACACCGGAAATGGTTGGTCAGACTACGAGGGTTATACCGGAATCAAAACAATCGATTTCGATCAACCCAACATAGATGATCTTCGTCCTCAAGCTAGCGAACTAATGAGACGATCGATTCCTACTGCGCCGGCCGCAGGGATAGCCCAGTTCTTGGGCGAACTCCGCGACTTGCCGATGATGTTCCGAAAAGGTAATTATTATCCTACCTCGACGAATGATCTGGGCGGCGGTTTCTTGAATGTTGTCTTCGGGATTATCCCGACAGTCAGCGATATCAAGGCCGCTGCGAAAGCAGTAATCGACTCTCGTCCTTTATTAGAACAATATGCGCTAGATAGTGGAAAACTGATTCATAGAATCAGGTCGGAGCCTATTTACAAAAATAGCTTCGAATCCACCTGGCAACATGTTACAAAGGGCGGTGAGCGCACTCTTACGTTGAGCAGTGATCCTCTTTTGAGGATCAAAACGTCAACTACCACGGGTTCCATTGGAAACACCGGGGCCTTAGAATTCAAGGTAGAGTGTGTCGTTAGTTCTGAGTTGCGCTCCTTTGCGCTATGGGAGTATTTTGCCGGGGACCCCTCAGGGGGTTTCCTCAGCAAGCTTGATTACTACCAGAGGCAAGCGGAACAATTGCTTGGCCGACCTTTTGGGTCAGCAAGCGTTCTGTGGGAGCTAACTCGGTGGTCCTGGCTGATCGATTGGTTCACGGATATAGGAGGGCTGTTAGCCTTCCAACAATCTGTTGCAACTGATCAGTTGGCCGCAAGACGTTCTGGGTTCTTGTATGAACATACCGTAAACGGTATTATCCACGTGAAAGGCGCCAGCAACCGGTCATCTTACGATGCACGCGGCCAATGGCGAGTACCCTTTCATCACAGATACCAAAACCGAACCAAAGGGACCCCATATAATATGGAAGTTGCCTGGGACTTTAGCCCCAAGCAATGGTTCATTCTCGGTGCCCTGGGATTAACTAGGGCTCCTGGTATTGGAATTTCATCCTGAGGTATACTGCCTCGTGAGATATCCAGTAAACAACTAAATAATAACTGAATAAATACAAGGAGCAATTATGGCTTTCGCCGATCCTCAGTCCGTCACCATCGATGGTGGCGCTGTCTCCCTTCCGCGTACTGGATTTTCCAGTACTGCGGGAAAGTTCACGTCTGCTGATGGGGATGTCTCTCTCGAGATTTCTCACCAGCGTGGCTCGCGGTTCCGACACCTGATTCGTCTTACTGACGCTCAGGTCGTGTCGAACCCGCTTGTTCCAGATCAGAACATTGCCGTCAACATGTCGTGTCACCTTGTGATCGACATGCCGCGCAATGGCTACACGGCTGCGGAGATCGCTGATCTCTCGGCCGCTCTGACCACGTGGGCTACCGAGGCCAACCTGTTGAAGGTCGTCTCGGGGGAAAGCTAGAAATAGCAGGAGAAGCAGTCGTAGCTCGGTAAAAACCGTTCACCACACACCCTTTTGGAGGGGATGATGAAAAGCCGAACTGAACTGCTCTACCGAACCGTACGTGAGTACGGGTTGGAATGCGATACTAGCACCGAGCGTGACATAAGTTACTTGTCACGCCGTGTTGCTGAAGAAGGCGATCAGTTTCTAACGATCACCTTGCCAACCTTCGATAAAGGGCTTTTACAAGCTCTCGATCTTGGTCAGGCTTCGCCCACTTTGTGGCCCTCTTTTGGGTCGCATAAAGGTTTCCCCAGATTTCTCCGGGGTTTCCTACGGCGTATCTTCAGTGACGATGGAACGATCCGTAAGACAGATCCTGATGTCGTAAAAAGCATCAGAGCCGTTAGGCAGATTTGTCTCCTGTTTAGTAAGGAGTTCGCGGTCTGTGACGACATTCGTGTCAAGCAGGCTTTGAGCTCTTACAGGGTAACGGATAGCGAGATTCCGGAATTGGACGAACGAACGTTAAACGCTTTTGCGTTGACATTCGAACGTTACTTTGGAAGGTATTTTCAAACCATCGAAGAGCTTTTGTTCAACGATGGCATCCTTCCTCAGCATGGTCCCGGAGCGGTTGCAAATAAACTGCGCAGCAATGCAAAGTTTTCATGCAACACCTGGACGGAACGTCTAGAATCGGTGTTCACGGCGGAAAGCACTTTAAGTGCCAACCTTCATGATTACCTTGACCAGACCTTCGTTTGGCTCGCTGAAGAACAGGAATTACCCGTGAGGGTGGTTCCGGTTCCCAAGACAGCAAAGACTCCGCGAATCATAGCTATTGAACCTAGCTGGATGATGTTTGTCCAGCAAGGATTATTCAGTAGCCTTGATGCGGTGCTCGAGCAATCCCCCTTTACCTGGCTTAAAGACCAGATGGGATGGAGAACTCAAGACCCAAATCGGGACCTCTGTAGAGATCATAATGCCTATGGCACCATTGATCTTTCTGAGGCCTCTGACAGGGTTCCTAGCGCTTTGGTTTACCACATGCTGAGACGTTTCCCTTTTACTCGGGATGCGTTCTTCGCAAGTCGGTCAACCACAGCCGATCTCGGCGGAGAGACATTTGGTCCTCTTCGCAAGTTCGCGTCTATGGGGTCTGCTCTCTGTTTTCCTGTTGAGACCATTGTCTTTACGACATGTGTCCTGATGGGTGCAGAAGATGCAGGCCTTCCGTTCATGCCAGGGACTTCCTTTCGGAAGTTCCGTGTTTATGGGGATGATATTGTTGTCCCCTTGGACATAGTATCTCCTGTTATTAAGCGCCTTGAGCTTTTTGGTTTCAAGGTCAATTCCAACAAGTCTTTCTGGACTGGTAAGTTCAGGGAGAGTTGTGGAGCTGAATGGTACGACGGGTACGACGTAACAGTCGTGAAATCCCGCGCGCCATTGCCCGAAAACAGGCGAGACGGTGTCTTGATTCTGAAGGCAATTGAGCTGCACAACCGCTTTATCGAACGCGGTTTGTATAGTTCAGCTGAGTACATCGAAAACCTAGTATGTAATCTAGGTTACGGGTACTTTGCCCCACTCGGATCAA